AAGTTGCATTACTTCATCAGCGGCAAATTGCATGGATCGAACAGTGCTGTTAATGTCGTCCACAGCAGGGCCTTTGCCATCACCTTCGTTTTCTTCTGTATGTCTATACAAATCCTTGTCAATAGATGTTCTGGATATTAAAAATACTACTTTGTCCCCTTCTTCAACTGTTACAACTTTTTTCAGCTTGTTGCTATCCGTTTGGTCCTCGCTTCCATCCTTGCGCTTTAACTTAAATAAACCCATTCTTGGGCTGTAGTTTCTTCCCTTCCCTTCTGCTGATACTTCATTTTTTTCTACCACTGCTTTGCGCATTTTGGTTGAGTTGTATTCCACGCCTTCATCTCTGCCAAAATTTTGGTCACCAATGATTTTAATCCGTTCAGCTATCTGCTGACGCTGAGCATTTTTTTTTCCATCCTTAAAAACAGAAATAGCTTGATAATTTAAGCGGTAAGAATTTCCATTTGCGATCGCTCCATAAACACCAAACTCTGTATTATTTGCAGGCGAAAATGCGTGGCAAAAGCCTGTATCGTTGACAACAAGTCTGGTCGGACACAAAAATACTTCTTCATTCCCCTTAGGCCCATCAGGATCACCGCTAGCAAACGAACCTTTTGTGCCGTACCTCTTGTCATCTCCAACAATACGTTTACCGTCTTCTGTATCTTGCCTCCAATAAAAAGCAAACTGATCACTAAATATTTGGTCTAAAGCATTGTTGCCCAAGAAAATACCTTCTAAATCTGGCTTATCAATACCGCTATTTCCCGCATTGTTGACTAAGCCCTGCTCCCCAACCACAAATAACATCTTCGCCTGTTGATGCGCTCCATGGCTGAACATGCGCGACCACACCATTTTTGGTGTGACGAGCATTCCGCCAACGTTGTCAGAACTGTCGTATAGCCCAAATACAATCGGTATTGGTGAGGCATAATCAGCAATATCTGCCAACGTTTCAAAGCCCCTTGATGGCGTAAACCGTGTTGGCCCAGTAAAGCCTTCAAGATCAATAGAGCCGCCTTTCCGTGCCGCGCTAGGCATCTTAGGCTTAGGTGTCAGCAGGTAAGAAACACCAGTCAGCACAAGGCTGATGGCAAGATTAACAAGAATTGCAGTTGTCGAGATTTCGTTTTGTATGTTAGGGATATGGTCGTATTCAGCAGGCCTTAAACGTCCACGACGCCGTACCTCAGCAGCAAACTTCCGATAATCTTCCTCTGTTATCCCAATCGTTTGTATTAGCTGTTTCTCGTACGGAAGCAGTGGTACGTCGTAAACAGTCGGGCCGAAGACCACTGAATCTTTTCCGACATTCGATTGACGTACAAGATTCCCGCTTGCCATGTGATCGCAAATGCCCAGGATTGCTGTGGTAACAGCAGAATGTCCCCATCATACTCTGGCTTTTTGACTCGTACACCCCAGCGCATCAAGTCACGGCACACGTCCCATTTGCTTGCTTCGTACCAGGATTGCTTAAACGGTGGTGCTTTTATATCCAAGCGTTCCAACACCTCGTAGCACAGGTGGATGCAGTCGATATAGCCATCACTGCCGTCAGCACCAAACCGATACGGCATCCCAATTAAATCACTGCAGTCTGACATTGCTGCTGATTGGTAGGTTGCCGACAATCTTGCGGGTCAATGCACGCCGTGGAACGTCCGTTCCAACAGCGTCCAGCACTGAACTGAGTTCTAAATTTAAAGATACGTTATCCCATTGACCTCCTGTTACCTGACCAATGTATGTGTGAACGATGTTGTGATTTGCTGTAGGCCCACTGTCAGGGGTTGAGTCTTCGATGAGCAGCACGTCAACTTCAATCAAATGACGGGTTTCAATCGCTGTTACCGCCCAGCTACGAGTCAGATCATTGTTAGGAAATACAACGGTAGCTTCTAGGCCATCACCAGTGCGGTTGACGGTAACGCCAGAAAAGCCAAACGGGACAAAGATATATGCGCTTCCGTTGCCTAAAGGATCAGAAGTACGCTGCTCCCGACTTTTGTGCCTAATCTCTTTGCCTATAAAAAAGTTCTGGAAACGAAAGTTTTCTTGGCCTCTGCGTTTGATTCTGATTGCATGACCGAAAGCGTACTGGCTCACATTCCTAACCTCTTACGAGTGCTGCTGCTCATTTGCAGCCGCTTCAGTGTCTGCTGTTCACCTTGTTTAGCACCTTGATTGGCGGCTTGCTGCATACCTTGTTGGAATTGATCAGCAGTCACATAGTCAACGCTATTGATCCGTTCCACTGTATAGCGGACGTCGATTGGTGCGGCAACAGCAGTGCCACCGCCACCATCCATTACGCTGCCGCCACCACCATTCTCAGGAATAACTGATCCACCTCTTGCGCCGCGTGAGTAACGCGACATGCTTTCACGCATCTTGCTTTCAGGAATAATGTATTCGGGTTCACCGCCTTCACCAACAACAGCGCTAGTAGGACTGGAAACATAAGCACCGTCTGCCGCAAATAAATTGCCGCCGCCAAATGAGCTAGGGCTGCCAATACTAAGACCGCTAATACCATCTTGACTGGGATTAAAACCAAAACCCAAAGCCTTCATGATCAGGCCATAGGCAATAATCGCCAACTGCTTCGCAATGATCTGAGCCGCCATGTTCATGAAGTGCTCAGCCACAGACGAAAGCATGTCTGCAATCGCTTCGTCAGCACTTTTGGTGCCTTGAATAATGCTAGTAAAAGCATTGCTAAAGGAATTACCGATAGCGGTTGCACCAGCAGCAACTTGATTTTCAAGATCAAGTAACTGTTCTAAGTCCTCTCGCATTTTGTTGCCTGGATCAGCAGCTTCTGCCGCAATCCGTTCTGCTTCTGCTCTGCGTTCTGCTTCTTTCGTGAGCTTGTCATGCAGGTTTAACTGCTCAGCAATTTGACGACCGGCCTCAAACTGAATCTTTTCAGTTTCTTCTAAAGTCTCTAAATATGAGATTGCGTCTAGGTTTAGTTGACCAGTGGCCTCGGCTTGTTCTTTTATTTGTTCTGTTGTCTCGTCTGGTTTTGGCGGCTTAATGATTTCTGGTTGATCCTGACGCAAAATGCCACCGCCTAGCATACCTTCTGCCAGTGCCGCTTCTAATTCTTTAATTCTTGACTTTGACCTTTTAATTCTTGAATCATCAGCAGCACGACCTGCTCCGCGTCCTTGAAGTTGACGTTGTTTTTCAAGAGCTAAATTCGACTTTTCAGTGGCAAGAGCAAATTCAAGCTGCTCAACAGTTCCTGTATTTAATAAGTTATTGAAATTTGCTTGATCGGTTGCGGCTTGCATCAGCGCATCTGCTAAACCAACTACTGCTAAAGTCACTGCGGCTACAGGCAACGCTGCCAACAATCCCTTACCAACCGTTACTGCAGCATTCAATGCACCTTGCGCTGCTGCTGTTAGATAAATCTGCGCCCCAAACGCCTTCATCAAGCTAATCTGTGTCGTTATCGCTGCTGCCAATTTGCTGGCAATAAAAGCATCAACCGCTTTTTTAAGTAAAACAACTGCGGCAGTTACTCCTCCAATCTCTAACGCCAAACGGACTGCGGGTTCTGGAATTTTTGATATAGCATCAAATAAATCCGTCATTCCTCCCAATAATTTGACGACAGTTGGCTCTACGGCTTTTGCGATAGTCTCTTGAAAATCTCTAAAACTTTCACCTAGTGAATCGACTGCGCCTGCATAACCGGCAGAACCAGCGGCCTCAGCAGCTCCGCCATATTGTTTTTCAATTTCAGCAAGAATGAATTGTTGTGCCTCAAGCTGTTTGCCAGATTCAACAAGTGCTTTGATTTGCTCTTTTTGTTGATCAGTAAAAGTCGTGCCAGAGCGAGATAGCGCAGTTAAACCACGGACAGGATCCTGCAACGCTTTTGCAAGCTGCAACAATGAACTATTGACATCTTGCTTAGTGACTTGTGCGACATCTGCTGCAGCTTCTGCAACGCGCTCAAAGCTATCAACCCCAATGCTGGTAAAACTTGTGAGCAATGCAAAGCCACGATCAAAATCTTCTTGATCAAATAAGGTCGCTTTGCCTAATTCATCGGCCGCTTTTTGTAGCCTTTCAAGATCAGCGGCACCTCTGCCAAGTTTTTCTAAGCCATTTGTTAGTGCTGCTACATCAGCTTGACGTTCTCCTAAAACATTAAGACTTCTACTAAAAAATGTAACGGCACCTGTCAGTGCAACTACAGAGCCAAGTGTCGTCCGAAAAGACACCCCCATTCGCTGTATATTGCCAGTTGCTGTGGCGGCTCTTTTTTCAGTCTTGTCTAGAGTATTATTTAACTTCTTGCTAGCTTCGTCTGTTCTTTTTAATGCTTGAACAGCGCCACGCGCATCAACCCTTAGCTCAACGTTGGATACTGCCATAGCCGACCAGCAATGCCCCTATGTTACCGCCGCCGCATCTTTGCGCGGTTCCTTGCCTTTTCTTCATGCTCACCCTTTACTTGATAATATGCAGCAAAGTGAACAAGCTCCGCATCGGTCAGTTCCGTATAC